ATGTCGAAGATCATATAATTATGGATTCCCCAGTAATCACGTTCGACTCCGTATCCGAGGCTCTCGATAAAGTCGCCGACAATATCGGTTCCGTTCCAACCGTCACCGTCACCGAATCCGAACTTATCGAACGCCTCTTCCCATTCCCACTCGATTAATTCTTCAGGCATTGATCGCTCTCCCGAGTCGAGCGGGTATCACAACCGAGTAGTTGCAGCTCGTACAGCATCGTCCCTCGACCACTGGCATAGCGTTGTGGCCTTCAGTCCAAAACACCACCCCCTCGGGCGTCTTCTGTACGTCGATTGGGTCTTTACAAATCGCACACATTTTCATCACATCAACTCGTTTCATCAGTTTCTCCAAAGTTTTTTCGGTCTGTCGTTTCGTAATAGCCTAAAAGATATTCAGCTTTCTGTTCGTCGCTCATATCTTTCTTGTCTACTCGATCCGACGAGTAGCTGGCTTTCTTGTAGTAGTGAGGGTCTTCGGGTCGATGGTAGTACGCATCGGCTGACCCTCGGTCGTAGGCTGATCCATGTCTTTTATCCACAATTTTCTCCTTTTCTATGTCGAAATAAAAAACACTGGTGTTCGGCTTCTCTGATCATATGCGCTACATATATCCAGTCGTCATCTTCCATCGTATAGATGTATAATCCGACAGGTCCCATAGCACCTTTAATGTCTCCTGCATATGAAAGTGGCCTTCTTCCCTTTCCCACATACACGAAGGGCTTTCTCCCCCTATCTACAACATAAGCTATATCACTCATGTCGTTCATCGCTTGTTGTGTATCGTCGTCGATGATAGGCTCCCACGTAAGTTTATCTGCTGAGTCAAACCTAGTAGTTTTCATTTAGTGTTCCTAGCAGGTGTTCTGGGTCTTGCCAGATTCGATCGGCCCCTGTTAAGTCGAGCATAGCGTTCTGCCTTCGAACTAGTGCAGACAACATCTTACGTTTGTCGTGCGCACCTTGATCACTCATAGGCTCCCATTCGCTAACTTCTGAAATGAGAATAGAGATCATCTCTCCAATTTGGTGGTTTGCCCATTCCGCTGCAGTGCCACCGTTTAAATCGAATGAAGTCATACTTCCTCCTATTGTTGTTGGTTAGAGTGTAGAGCGTCACGTCGAACCCACTCGGGGTGTAACTCGTCGTCGTACTCTTCGACGTAGTGGAACGGCTGACCCTCACCGTGGCTAATTACTGGTAGAAGCTCTAATGCATTCTCTACGACAGTAATCGCTTTTTCGATATTGTAGTCGCCGTTAACTTCTACGTTGTCTATCACAATCCGTAATGCTTCTTTTATATCCATACTATCTTCCTATGTGTTTGATATCTGACTCGGGAATAACTTGGTAAGCACCTTTGTTATACGCGGGTGCTACGGTAACTCCTGGAATCTTCTGAGCTGTACGTTTCTGCGTACAATCTGTGGTCGGTAGTCGAGACGGGTAATCCGCTCGGTCAACCGTATGAGGTAACGGCTCGGGCCGTTTAAGGGGCCGGTCAGGTAAAGGTCTAGCAACCTTACGGGTGCTATGCATTTTATAGCGTCTGGGCATATCTTTCTTCCTTTCTATCAATCAAAATCCTAGGCGCGTTAACGCCTATTTATAGTATAAGCGGAGCCGCCCGAAAGTAAAGGAGTAAGGTAAAAGAACTTACGGAGCGGGACACTTTTGGCAGACTCGCAGATAAACTGGCCATTCTCCTTTTTTCTCGGTTGTGTGGAACCTTCGCATCTCAGTCCATCGGTTACAAACAATACATTTTCTCATCACCTCAACTGTCAACGCTTTCCATTTTCCTCTTCAGATCCATTAGTCTTCTCCGTTTAGTATGTTCAATGATAAATCTGCACTTTCGGTAAGACCGTCAACCATTTGCCATCCAGCCCTTATGGCTTCCATGTCCTCTGCTTTTATACCAGCCTCTACTAAGCGTAATGCAGCGGCTTTCGTTGCAGTGTCAGTGACCGCATCTCGTAACTCTTTGAGTTGTTTGTCCATTGATTTCATTTATCTTCCTTTTGTTGTAGCTCATCTTGTTTCTCTATCCAGTTCTCAATTAACTTGCATCCGTCTAACCAATGTCTTGTCATGATCACCTCTTTCGCCTTTTGGCTTTCTGGTGTGAAAATTTTTAACGTCCATAGACCATTTCGTCTAACAGCTAAAACGTCCACAGGTTGATCTTCCTTAATCATCTCACTTCTCCTCTGGCTTGTGGTAGAACCTGCCGTAGCCTACGCTTTCCATGTCAGTCTGTAAAAACTGGGCTAGTTTCAAAACAGAGGGTTCTAAATTGTCGACCTCTTCTTCTATACAAAGCTCGTTTAGTTTGTCCCATATTTCATTGAGTCCTTCGATCGCTGTATCGCGTCGAGGTGCTTGAAGATCCCAAATGTTGAGCGTTATCATCAGATTACCTGTGACATTGTCTCGTAGTACATCGTAGCTCCACGCGTCGTCTTGCTCTCTTCGTAGAAAGTCATCGAGTCGAGCCA